GACTCACGTGTCCAAAGCTTCTCTAAACATAGGTATTGCCTACTGTTAGTTAGTTTTATATGACTATAGAGTTTATATTTTTCTTTCTCTATATCATTAATATTAATAGCATAAGCATTGTTTATAGATGCTATTACAAGACTAGATTGTATCATGCCCCACCAAATCCATTTGAATTTACGCGGGATATTGGGCGTGTCTAACCTATTCACAATCGTGCCTTACATCTGGGTTAAAGTCGCAAAAGTAACAACCCACATTTTCTCCACAGGTTATACACAAGTACTTAAACTGTATCGAGTCGCAACAATGGTTATACACACCATCATCTGAAACTGTGTAATAGTCCTCGCCAAGCTGCTTAGTCATCTTGATCGCCTTCCGCTTCAACCTGATTCATAAGATCATCAAAGGCGGCTATGACTGCTTGCGGTGTTGTATGTGTTTTGCTAAAACGAGCAATGCGTTCGGCTATTGCCCAATCATCAGGGTTAATTGGCATTAGTCCTCATCTCGGATAGTTGCCACAATACGCTGAACTAATGCGCCTTCGGCTATGTTGTCGCACACTTGGCAGACATGTAAGGGCATGAACTTATGCTCGATCTCTTTGGCCAGCACTTCGCGTAGGTCTTGAAGGATCGTGCGCATTTCTGTATTACTCATTTATCTTTACCCCATCCTGTTCCCTTGAATATGATCGATGGCGCGCTAAACACGCGTATCATCGGGTAGCTGCAGCACAATGGGCTGTTATCGCCATGTGTACTTACCGGGTGATTCATCTCAGTTTCGCCGCCGCATTGATCGCACCGATACAAGTAACTAGGCATGCTGCACCGAATTAGGCATAACTGTGTAAGCACTCATACAGCTTTCACACTTAATTATGATGATCGGCACTATGCCATTGACCAGGTGAACCGACAGGCTCATCTCCTCTTTATCAGCGCAATTACATACAATCGTCAGCTCATTACTCATTTGTTATATCCTCATCTTTAGCCCGTTGGGTGTCTAGTAACATCTCAATGCCCATCACGCCGCAGCCTAAACACTGTACGCAAACTACGTTGGGCGGTAGGTTTACAAATTCATCTACTATTTTGTGTGTCTGCATCCCTTTACCAATCTTGGCGCAAACCCGACAGTTAATCCTCAGTAATGCCATAGATCGACTTCCTTAATGTGTCCATTTCAAATAACTCACGCTGAGATACCCAAAAGTTGCCATCGGCAGGGTTGTAATACTTGGCTTTCTTGGCCCATACGATCGGCATCCAGCCAATGATCTGATAAACAGGTGACTTATTTACACACAAGATAGCCACATCGGTTAGGCGTGGGTAATCTTTATGGATGATTAAGTGCCCATTTATGTACTTAGTCCATTTGACTTCAAAGCCTAAATTGCCTACCTGTATGTCCGGTGCATCATGGAAAGTATTAACCGTAGGTATAAAGTTACGGATACCCATGTATTGCGCGACTGCGATTTCAGCCCCAGCAGCTTCACTATGCTCAGCTATAAACTCATGAAAATTTATCTTTGTGTTATATCGGCCAGCGTGGTCGGGCGTATTAGCCTTCTCGCCTGTGCTACGGGCAAACCCACTAGCTGCTGCCTGTAATTCCTGCGATCGATCTAATATAACCTGAACTATCTGCGCCATCTCAGTTATAGCCATATTGGTTTACATTGATCGCTACGTGACTTGCTGCTACATGTATAGCCCCGGTATTTGGCCTGTGTCTTAGGGCTTACGCCTTCCTTGTACACCATACGGCCGTGTGAGCAGATAGGCGCAGCATCTACAATCTCGCCACCTAATTGCGCTTTAATATCGGCAATCGTTTCGGCAGCTGGGCGCACACTTCCGACACCATCAACCTTTACCGCAGGTGTAGCAGTAGCCCATAGATCAACCTCTACTACAGGCTGAGCCGCTAGGCGTTCTACCTTCTCCATATCTTGACGTGTAGGCCGCGCATCGCTTGGCATAAGTAGCCCGATGGCTCGACCGATTGCGCTGGTGCTACAGTTTTCGATCCAAAAATCTCTGTTTACGCCTCGATCCGTACGCAGCTCATAGGCATAATCTACCGCCGCTGGTACTACATCCTCATGCTCACGGAATACGCTTGCCCGGATGATGACGTAACCATCTTTGACGTTTAACTCAACGATCTCAGTAATAATCCTGCCTGAGATATGGGTTTCTCTAAACCGCTTGATGCGGCTGTTTACATCCTCATAATTATCTAGGTTAAAAGTCATGACTTAACCCGATCACGAGCTATACGCATACCAGCTGCGCGGCCACGATTGTAGCCATCCTTCATGCCTTCTTTGTAGCCTACCGACCAACCGACTATGAACCAGCCTAAACTAGCAATTAAAACAATTACCAGTACCTTTTCTATATCCATTTACTTCGCCCTTGTTTGGGTTAAGCCGTGCTACACCGAATTAGGTAGCCCTGCCTAACGTGTAAATAAAGGGTAAGGGTTGGGTATGACAGCGGTCAATAACCGACACGCCTAACGGCTTAGCAACATTTCATAGATGCTATCGACCTTGGCCTCAATACGATCAACACGGCCGCGTAGGTTATGGCCGCCGTTGCCATCTTGGCGTAATTCACTTAGGTAATATTTAACTAGATGGCGAACCAGCCCAGCCGCAAACCCCATAAGCGTACAGATACCTATGGCTATCGCTATAAGCGACTGGGCGGCCGTCATTACTTAACGCCGAAAGTAGTATCGCCGCTGTTTAAGGCGCGCAATAGTGGGCCTATTAGCCCAGCTACGAAAGCATTGGCAAGTGTCTTTGGATCAGTTATACCGGACATGTATAGCGCAGCTGCGCAGCTTAAAGCAGCGCGTAGGTATGACAGTCCAGCAGCTATAGCTTGATCTTTCATGGTCTTACTCCTAAATGCCCTTAATTGACTTGTGACAGTACTGCTACGGTATGTGTACCGCTGGCAGCAATAGCATATAAGGCTTCATGATCTCCAACCGTTACGGTTAGTTTATCGCCGTTATCAAACTTGTAGCCGTTAGCCGTAGTGACGTTAGCACCGCCTAAATAAATCGCACCGCCACCTAAATTATGTAGGTTGGCAGTTTGATCAAAATTGCTTTCAGGTACGATTACTACGGCTGTTTGTGCTACTACTACTTGTGCGCTAGTCGGCATAACTTAATCCTAACTTCTCTATTAGTTTGGCTGTCTTGATAGGGTCTTGTGCTATCTCGAAATGCATCTCATCTTTGCGTTTCCATGTACCGCCCCAATTTAGGCCGTACTTCTTACATAATGCCAGGATCATCGTCACTTCACCTGGCTCAAAAGTGCCAGCCTTGCCTAACGGATGCTTAGTTGCGTTTAGGTCAATGGCTGTACCGCTGCTGTGATTGCTTAACTTGCCCGGTACGTTTCTAACATCTCGGTAGCAGTAGCCCCAATCATCTAAAGCACCGCCATCGATCGGCTCAATCAGCTCGTTAAAATCCTCAGCAAAAGCCACCAGTAAAGGCGCAGCAAAATAGGCGCAGCGCAGTTTTACCTTGCTGCCCTTAATCGCGTAAGACTTGATACGGATCGACTCAACATCTTTAGATGCTGGCCAACCGTTATAACTTGTGGCTGACATTTGCGCACTCCCATAAGCAAGTAGATTCATTTAATACAGCTTCATCATGGCACTTAGCAGGTATAAAAGCATCTCGATCGGCATCGTAGGTATAACCAATGCCAGCGTAATTCTTACGGATATTGCCGTTGTAACTTGTGCGCTTACAAGTTTGGCCTCGGAAATTGCCATACCAAGTTTCTGTATCTAAACCATCAATTAGTTCAGTTTCATCTTTACCAACAATAACTTCGGTAACAATATTGTTTTCATCAATAAATGCGTAATGAGCCATTATGACCAACTAACTGTGCCAGTACCGGCAGTGATAGTAGTTACTTTAAATCCACCAGCAGGCGCAGGTGTAGAACCTGTTAGACCGCCGCTTAAAGTTATTGTGCGTGTATCAGGATATTTAAGAATT